CGCGGCCTCGCAGGTTAAGAAGGGGGCGGCGTGATGGTCGACATCCCCGATCCGGCCATGCCGACGATTGACGCGATCATGTCGGCGCTCGTGCGGCGCGAGAACGCGTGGCGCGGCGGTTACGACGGCTATGGTGTGTCCGTCTCGATGCTCGGCACCGAATGCGACCGGCAACTCTGGTATCAGCTTCGGTGGGCCTCGGTTCCCGAGGTGATCTCCGAGGGCCGGAAGTTCCGCATCTTCGCTCGCGGGAATGCCGCCGAGGCTCGCATCCTCGACGACCTCCGGGAAGCCGGGATCGTGGTCCAGGATGTCGATCCAGACACCGGCAAGCAGTGGCGCCTGAGCCGCGCGAACGGCTGGATCAGGGGCAAGGCGGACGGCGTGGTGCTCGGCGTGCTCGAGGCGCCGAAGGCTCGGCACGTGGTCGAGATAAAATGCCTCAAGGCGGCCGACTGGCGCGCGATCCTCAAGCACGGGCTGCGGAAGCAAAAGCCCGAGCATTGGATGCAGCTGCACGAGGGGATGGCGGCGCTCGGGATCGACCGCGGCATCTACATCGCGGAGAACGCCGACACCTGCGAGCTCCTGTCCGAGCGGCTGCACCTAGACCCTAATGAGGCCATGAAGGCCGAGGCGCGGGTGTTGTGGCTCACGATGGAGAACGACGCGCCGCTGCGGATCGCCGACGCTCCGGTGCGGCCTCCGTGCCTCTTTTGCCAGCACAAGGCGGTCTGCTTCGAGAATGCCGCGCCGCGGCAGCATTGCCGGACGTGCCTCTTTTTTACGTTCACTTCGGACGGAAACGGCCACTGCGACCGGTTCGGCGAGGCGCGATCGCCTGATCTCCAGCGCGAGGGATGCCCGGCGCACCTGTTCCTGCCGACGCTGATCGACGGCGAGCAGATCGACGCGGCCGACGACGGCTCGTGGATCGATTACCAGCTCCCGAACGGAACCGTATGGCGCGACGGCGCCGAGGCGGTGACGCCATGAGCTCGTACAAGCTCGGCTCGCGCGCCGACCACGACGCCGACCGGCGGGCGCGGCTGGCGTTCGAGCTCCGCGACCAGGGGCGCACGCAAATGGAGATCGCGGCTGCAACCGGTTTTTCGCAGTCGCAAATCTCTCTGATGTTCCGGCAGGATAAGGAGGCGGAAAGGTGAAGGACGCGCGCAAGGACTGGCAGAAGAAGGCCGTTGCCTACCGCTGGGACAAAAGCGGCACCGTCACATCCGAGACAGAAGCGGCTCTTTCTAAGTCGGATTACGAGCCAACAGTCGCGGACTACGCCAAGGCGCTCGGCATCAGCGAGGACCAAGCGAAGGCGCGGATCGCGCGGCAGCGGGCGGAAAAGTCATGATCCTGCGCGACTACCTCTTGCCGGAGGGCAACGTTCAAATTGCTTTCAGCGGCGGCCGGACCTCGGCCTACATGCTGCGGCAGATCATCGACGCCAACGACGGGTTGCGGGATGACGTGGTTGTTTGCTTCCAAAACACAGGCCGGGAAATGCCGGCTACCCTCGACTTCGTGCAGGAGGTTGGCGAGCGGTGGGGCGTGCCGATCGTCTGGCTTGAATACCGGGCGGCTGCGCCGAAGTTCGAGATCGTCAGCCACAATAGCGCGTCTCGGGACGGTGAGCCATTCGAGGCGCTGATCCGTACAAGGCAAGGATTGCCGTACAAGTTCGCGCGTTTCTGCACCGCCGAGCTCAAGGTGCATTGCTCTACGCGCTACCTCCGATCACTCGGCTGGGAGCGATGGCTCACCGCGATCGGCATCAGGGCTGACGAGCGGCACCGGGTTCCGAAGAAGCCTGCGAAAGAGCGGTTTCAGCCGTGGCATCCGCTGGTCGCGGCGAACGTCTCCAAACACGACGTTGCGCTATTTTGGAGGCGTCAGGACTTCGACCTACAGTTGCCAAACGTCAAGGGCAAGACATCGCTCGGCAACTGCGACGGGTGCTTCCTGAAGTCGGAGGCATCGCTCGCGGCTCTAGCCCGCGACTACCCAGAGCGGTTCGCCTGGTGGGCAAAGATGGAGGCCCTAACCGTCGAGAACGGGTGGGGCGGCAAAAACCCCGTCTTCAATCGTAACCGCCCATACGCCCAACTCGGCTCATTTATCGAGCGCCAAGGCAAATTCGCCTTCTCGGCCGAGGGCGCGCTTTGCCAAGCCGATGACGGGGAGTGCTTCGGATGATCCTCCGCGACTACCAGCACGCGGCCGTCGACGCGCTCTTTGCCTACTGGCAGCAGCGCCGCGGCGTGGCGCCGCTCGCCGTGGCTCCGACCGGCTCGGGAAAGAGCCTGATCCTTGCCTCGTTCATGCAGCGGGCGCTGGCGGAGTATCCCGGAACGCGCATTCTGCTTGCGACGCACCAGCGCGAGCTGATCCGGCAGGATTACCAGACCTTGCACCGGCTTTGGCCGAACGCGCCGACCGGCATCTATTCGGCCGGGCTCGGGCGGCGGCAGGCGCGGGCGCAGCTGCTCTTTGCCGGCGTCCAGTCGATCCACCGCAAGGCCGAGGCGATCGGGCACGTCGACCTGATGGGGATAGATGAAGCGCATTTGTTGCCCCGGAACGCCGACACGCAATATGGCCGGCTGATCGCCGGGCTGCGCGAGATCAATCCCGCCATGAAAATATTCGGGCTGACCGCGACGCCGTACCGGCTCGACTCCGGACTCCTGCACAGGGGCGAGGGCGCGATCTTCGACGGCATCGCCTATGACATCCCTGTCGCCATGCTGGTGCAACAGGGACACCTCGCGCCGCTGGTGTCCAAGCAGCCCGGGCAGGTCTTCGACCTCCGCGGGCTCCACACGCGCGCCGGAGATTTCATAGAGCGCGAAATGATGGAGCGTTTTGGAACCGACGAAGCGACGCGCTCCGCTGTCGCCGAGATCGTCCAGCGCGGCGCGGATCGGCGCTCGTGGATCGCCTTTTGCATCGGTGTCGACCACGCGCACCGGGTCCGCGACGAGATGCGGCGGCTCGGCATCGTCGCCGAGGCCGTCACCGGCGACATGCCGTCGGCCGACCGGGACCGGATACTGTCGGCCTACAAGGCCGGGCGTATTCGGTGCCTGACTTCGGTTGCCGTTCTGACGACCGGCTTCGACGCGCCGGCGACCGACCTCCTGGCGTTCCTGCGGCCGACGCAATCGACCGGGCTCTATGTCCAGATGGCGGGGCGCGGCATGCGCACGGCGCCGGGCAAGGTCGATTGCCTGGCGCTCGACTTCGCCCGCAACGTCGCGCTGCACGGGCCGGTCGACGCGATCGCGCTCCCGAGCGAGAAGCCGGGCAAGGGTGACGGCGAGAAGATCCAGGGGGCGCCGACCAAGGTATGCCCGAATTGCGGCGAGATCGTGCATCTGGCGACGCGGGAGTGCGCCGACTGCGGTTTCGAGTTCCCGACGCCTGAGAAGATCGACGCCGTGGCAGGCACCGAAGCGATCATGAACCTGACCGCGGCCGAACATTGGCACCCGGTGCGGGCCGTCGACTACTCCTGCCACCGCAAGCACGGCTCTCCGGACAGCATGCGGGTCGAGTACCTGGTCGACGGCAGGTCTGTCTCGGAATGGGTCTGCCTGGAGCACGGTGGATTCGCTCGGCAAAAGGCCGTCCGCTGGTGGGAACAGTGGGCGGGAACCTCGATCCCGAGCACCACCACGGACGCGCTGGCGCGGGTCTCGGAGATCACGCGGCCGGCCGAGGCCGTTTTGCGGAGAGAAGGCAAATATTACCGGATCGTGCGGATGCGCGCGGCGCCGGCGATCGGGCGGGAGGATGCGGCGTGAGGCTCAAATTCATTCGCTGGCACAGATTCGAGGCGGCGATCATGCGTGACCGATACGACTTCAAGCGATGGCTGGAGGCGCGCGGGGCGCGGGTCTCGGCGTGGATGCTCGGCTGGGAGGTTCGGTGGTGAGCGCGACCATTCTTACCGGCGACTGCCGCGACGTGCTGGCCACACTTCCGGAAGCCAGCTTTGACTCGTGCGTCACCGATCCGCCTTATCACCTGACCAGCATCGTCAGGCGGTTCAGCTCGGACACTGCCGCGCCGGCAAAAAGCAACGGCGCGACCGGCGTCTATGCGCGCGCTTCCTCCGGTTTCATGGGCCAGAAATGGGACGGCGGCGACCTCGCTTTTCAGCCCGCGCTATGGGCGGCGGTCTACCGTGTCTTAAAGCCTGGGGCGCACCTCCTTGCGTTCTCTGGCACTCGGACGCAACACCGGATGGTCTGCGCGATCGAGGATGCCGGGTTTGAAATCCGAGATCAGATCGGATGGGCCTATGGGTCCGGCTTCCCGAAGTCGCACAACCTCGACGGCGAATGGCAAGGCTGGGGCACGGCGCTCAAGCCGGCCTGGGAGCCGATCTGTGTCGCGCGAAAACCCCTCGTCGGCACGGTTGCGGCGAACGTCCTGCAGCACGGGACCGGGGCTCTGAACATCGACGGCTGCCGGGTTGGCACGAGTAAGGAAGTGCCGGCGTCAGTTAGCCGCAAGGCGCCGGCCAACTGCTACGGCAGGTTCGCCGAGTACGGTGAGACGCGAGGCGTAGGCGGCCACGACCCGAACCTCGGCCGCTGGCCCGCCAACCTCGTCCACGACGGCAGCGACGAGGTGCTGGCGGGCTTCCCGGAGACGGCGAGCGGCGTACAGCGCAAGCCCAAGAGCACTGGCGGCGTTTGGTCCGGCGTTAGCAACGCCCCCTGCGGCCCCCAATACGGCGACGAAGGCTCTGCCTCCCGCTTCTTCTACTGCGCCAAGGCTAGTCGCGCCGAGCGCGGCGAGGGCAACGACCATCCCACGGTGAAGCCGGTCGCGCTGATGCGCTGGCTCGTGCGACTCGTGACGCCTCCTGGCGGTTCGGTGCTCGACCCATTCGGCGGCAGCGGCTCGACCGGCGTCGCGGTCGCGTTCGAAACT